AAACCGAGATGCACGCAATCTTAAAGATGCTTATTTGGTGGCTCACAGAACTGAAATGCGTGCGGGTGATTTAATCGCAATGGGGTATGACCCTGAAGTTGTATTAGATTTAAACAGCTTTGATAACGGGTCAGAAATGACTGAAGCTGAAGTACATGAAAGACGTGGGTATGACTTAGATACATCTGATGAAGATGAGCAAGACCCATCAATGAAGAATGTAACTGTGACAGAAGCATATATGCGAATAGATGCTGATGGCACTGGCATACCCGTATTACACAAGATTACCTGCGGTGGTACATCATATGAGATGCTAGATTTTGAGCCATGCGATGAGTTACCTTTTGCTAAATTTGAGATAGACCCAGAACCACATACATTCTATGGACGTTCACTAGCTGAAATAGTTATGGATGACCAAGACGCAGCCACATCAATACTACGTTCAATTTTAGATAACGTAGCAATGACAAATAATCCACGTTTGGCGGTCATAGAAGGCGCAGCTAACATTGATGACGTGCTAAACAACGAGATTGGTGCAATCGTAAGAATGCGCCAAGCTGGTGCAGTACAAGACTTGTCAGTGCCATTTACTGCCGGGCAGACATTAGGTGCATTAACTTACCTAGATGGCCTTGTAGAGACTAAAACAGGTGTCTCACGGGCTTCAATGGGATTAGACCCAGATGCAATGCAATCTACAACTAAAGCGGCTGTGCAAGCTACTGTGCAAGCTGCGGCTGGGCAAGTTGAAGTTATGGTGCGTAACCTAGCCGATGGCATGAGAGACTTGTTTGGCATAATGTTACGCTTATCAAACAAGAACGTAGATGAAGAGCAAATGATGCGTATGAACGGCACATTTGTACCAGTTGATCCTAGAGTATGGGATAGCTCAATGGACGTTAGCATTAATGTTGGATTGGGAACTGGGCGTGAGGAAGAAAAAACTATGGCACTTAGCCAAGCACTGCAAATGCAGACTATGGTTTATCAGACATATGGCCCAATGAATGGTTTAGTGAGTATGACTAATATCCGAAACACATTAGCGGATCAATTAGCTGTTGCTGGCATAAGAAATGCTGACAGATATTTTGCACCAATTACTGAAGAAATCGAAGCTCAAATGCTACAGCAGCAACAGCAAGCACAAGCGCAACAAGGCGAAGGGCAAGACCCAAATGCTGCGTTCTTGCAGGCAGAGCAAATGAAGGCACAAGTTAAGATGCAATCAGACGCCGCCAAGATGCAATTAGACGCGCAGAAAGCCGCCGCAGACAATGATTTAAAGCGAGATCAGATGGCGCAAGACTTGCTAGTTGACGCAGCTAAAGTGTATGGTGAATATGGAACATCAGTTGATGTTGCTCGCATACAAGCGGAGCAAGATAAAGTTAGAATGATTGGTCAGATGGCACAAGGTAATCCACAGCAATGACAACAGAAATACGCATAAATGCAGAAGAGGCTAAACGTCTGAAAAACGACACAGCCTTCAAGAACTTTATGCAACAGGTACGCGATGACCAACTAAGGTTATTCGCTGACAGTAGTGCATCAGACGTTGATGTACGTGAAGATGCTCACGCAATAATGCGTGCAGTGAACCAGATCGAAATTAAACTCGACGCATCAATTCAAGCAGAGATAATTTTAGATCGCAAACAAAGGAACTAGTACCGATGGAATCGACTAGCCTAGACCAAGCTGTAGAAAGCTTATTATCACCCGCCACAGAAGATACTAGTGGCGATAATCTTAGCGAAGCTGTAGATGAGATCACTGAACCCGAAGACGACGGTCAAGGCGAAGAGATTGAGGCTGTAGACGAAAGCGACGATGACGCTGAAGTAGAAGCATCCAGCGAACAAGATGATGAAGAATATGATCTTGATGATGTGGAAGTTGACGACGAAGACCCTGTAGAGGCTACTGAAGACACCAAGCTTATCCCCATCAAAGTTGATGGAAAAGAAGAGCATTGGACACTGGATCAGCTCAAGCAATCTGCTGCGGGACAAGCGGCAATTAATAAGCGGTTTCAAGAGGCTGCCGAGGTACGAAAGAATCTCGAACAGCAACACGCCGCATTGCAACAGCAGCAGGCACAAATTGTCCAGTTGCACCAGCAAGCTACACAAGGTGGTTTACAAGCTCCTACCCCACCATCAAGAGAGTTATTTGAAAGTGATCCGATAGGGTACATGGAAGAAAAGCTCAAATACGATGAGGCGAAGACACAGTATGACCAAAATATGTTCCAACTCCAAGGGGTACAAAGGCAACGCATGCAAACTCAACAAGCGGCTCACCAAGCCTACCTTCAAGAGCAAGCACAAGTTTTGCAAGAGTACATACCTGAAATAGTTGATCCTAAGAAGGGTCAAGGACTTAAAGATGCACTTGTTGAAACTGGCGTTTCCTACGGATTTTCCGCAGAAGAAATGCAAGCAGTGACAGATGCTAGATATGTACGAGCATTAAATGATGCGCGCAAATATCGTGAGTTGGTGGCTAAAAAGAAATCAGTGCAGACTAAGAGCAATAAAGCTCGGCCTGTAGTGAAAGCTGGTGCTAAGAAAAGACAAGATGGAAATGTTGCAACTCGTAAAAAAGCGCAACAGCGCTTGCAGAAGACAGGTTCAATCGATGATGCATTGAACTTGATAATTGGTGATAGCTAGAAATAGCTTCTTAATCCTTGAAAGGGAAAAAACATGGCACAACCATCCAACACATTTGACAGCTATGATGCTGTCGGCATCCGTGAAGATTTATCGGATGTAATCTACAACGTTTCTCCTGAAGAAACTCCATTTTATTCTAAGTCTGGCAAAACTACAGCTAAGAATACTTTAACAGAGTGGCAAACAGATTCACTACGTGCATCTGGTGCAAACGCTCACATCGAAGGTGACGCAACTGCTGCTGAAGCACGTACAGCAACATCTCGTTTAGGCAACTATACACAAATCTTTAAGAACGCAGTTGTAGTTCCTGACACAGATGAAGGTCTAAATAAAGCAGGCCGCGCAAAAGAAGTTGCATACCAAACTTTAAAGATCGCAAAAGAGCAAAAATTAGACATTGAAAAAGCTCTATTTGCAAACAACGCAAGAGTTGCAGGCAATGCAACAACAGCACGCGAACTTGCAGGCGCTCCAGCATGGATGATTACAAACGTAGACTTCCAATCTGGTAACTCTGGCGCAAACCCAACTGGTGATGGTTCTGATGCACGTACTGATGATGGTACAGCAACAGCATTCTCACAAACTAAATTTGATGGCGTTATGCAGTCAATTTGGGAAGAGGGCGGTAAGCCAGACACAGTGTACTTATCTGCATTCCAAATGAATGTAGCTTTAGGCTTCACTGGTAACAACAACCAGCGTTCAGCAGTACAAGCTGGTGATGAGAAAGTTATCAAATCACTTGCTGTATATGTAACACCTTGGGGTTCTGTTGAGTTCATGCCTTCTCGTGAAAACAGATCGCGTGACGTCTTCATCATGCAAGACAACATGTGGGAAGTTGCAGTTTTACGTGGAACAAAGAATGTTGCACTAGCAAAAACTGGCGACAACACAACACGTCAAGTTGTAACAGAGCTAACACTTTGTGCTAAAAATGAAAAAGCAAATGGTATCATTGCTGATAACACAACTTCATAAGTAGTGTAAAACTAGGGGCAGCTTCGGTTGCCCCTTTCACATCATTGGAGACTAAAATGAAAAAAGTATTAGTGAATGCAATTAAATTACATTGCAGCAAAGGCCGAGTAGAAAAAGGCGAAACTGTTATACTGCCAGATGAAGAAATTGCTAAGATAAATAAATTACGCCCCCATATAATTACAGTTATGGAAGACGTTGTAGAGAAGCCTGCAAAGAAGCCTCTACTAAAGCGTAAGCGTGCTAGAAACACAAACGGAACACTTAAATCAGATGACCCATCTACACCAAACATAAATGAAGCTTGGGAAGATAAATAATGGCTACACCACGTAAAGGCAAAGCTAAAGTTAAAGTTACTGCTAGTGGCAATCGTGTAAGCTACGGGCAAGCTGGGAGAGCTAAAGATGGTGGGCCAAGAGTAAGACCTGGTACATCAAAAGGAGATGCATATTGCGCTCGCTCTGCTGGTCAAAAGAAACGCTCACCTAAAGCTGCCAGCAACCCTAACAGCCCATTAAACTTATCACGTAAACGCTGGAAGTGTAGCGGAACTAAATCTAAGAAATGAATGACAGATGGCAAATTTATCAAACAAAATATCAGAGAAAATGTACTTTGAAGGCGATCAGATACTTATTAAGAAAACACATGATGGTGGGCAAGCGTTAAGGGATGCTGCATATGCCCGTGAAGTTACTGATAATTCATTTGGATCAGACTATAAGCATGTAGGCAATGTTGATATGGCTATGCTTGGTATATGGTTAAAAGAAGCTGGTGTTGAATGGACGGATACACAAGCAGTCAAAGATGTGTTAAAAAGAAAGCTAATGAGTAACGAATTTGGCGCACTACGTGTCTGGGAAGGTAACTACTGATGGAAATGACAGACCTATGGAGCAGCGTACTAACGCTAGGCGTTGGTTTTATAGGATTTGTCCTACGTGGTTACGTGCTTGAAGTGCAAAGATTGCAAATCTTATTAAATCGTACTAGAGAAGAGTATGTAACTAAAAGCGACAACTCTGCGTCGATGAATAGATTATTTGGTCGGCTTGACTTATTAGACGCTAAGATGGATCGCATTCTGGAGCGAAAATGATACGTTTATTTATAATCGTGTGTCTGTTACTTACTGGTGGCTTTGCGTATGCAGAAGACGATGATACGATTAAGTCTGAAAGCACTGTAATATCTAACGGAACTATGGACACCACGATCAACAGCCCACCACCTTCTGCTATATCCCCACAAATTAGCGCAAGCAACTCTGACCTATGTACTGTAGGCGTAGCTGGAGCTGTCCAAACACAAATACTTGGCATATCTGCCGGCAGAACAGTACGTGACATGAACTGCGAAAAATTAAAAAACGCTAAAACTATGTATGATATGGGCATGAAGGTAGCTGCCGTATCTGTAATGTGCCAAGATGAGCGTGTGTTTGACGCTATGCTAAATGCTGGCACACCTTGCCCTAAAGATGGTTTAGTTGGAGATAAGGCTAGGATTGCTTGGGAGATGGAAGCTGTAAAAGAGCAAATTGAACGTGAACAAAATAACCCAATGAGAAAGATGTTTAATGAAAACATTGAAACCAAAACAGGCTTGGGTGTTGTTATTAGCACTCTGGCCTTCTTACTCTTATTGTGATCCATATTCGTATGGTGTGACTAAGAACGCAGCTTCTAGCTCGTTAAGCTGGGGTATGGGTTCTATTTTACCATCGATACCGGGCGTTGACATAAATGGTATGGTTTACCGATACACTACCAATAAAGAAACTGATGCAGACATGAAGGTTCATGTAGGCAATAAGAATGCTAATGGTGAGGGCTATTTGTTTCGCAAAACCGATAATTGGTCTGGCGTACCGGGCAATACAATTGTGCGAAGCTTCTCATTCAGAAATGTGCCTGCATCATTATGGGGTAATGGGTCAATTGAGGTTGAAGGCGAGGGCAGCGTTGAAGACCCTGTAGTTATATATAGCTTTAGAATAGACGAATGTTATGATGAGCAGTCTAACCCAGCTTGCCCCGGTTACATCAAGCCAGTGCCAAAAATACCTGAAGTTGATGTATATGCTGCATTAGAAGATGATAATGTTTTGGCGGCAATAGATACTGAATTAGATTACGAATACGATGAAGAGGGTAATATAATACCTGAAGATGAAGATGAAGAAAAAGAAACACGCCTAGAGATGGGTTTAACTGCATCTGAAAATGCACTGACTATGTTAGGGACGCAAGGGCAGTCTGAAATCATAGCAGCTATGAACCTAAATACAGATTTAGCTATGTACTATAATTCTTCTATAAATGGTGGTATATATGATGATACAGCTCAATTAGTTGATGGAAACCTACCTGATAATAAAAAGGGTTTACGAAATAATTTAGCACAACAAATTCTGCATGAGAAAATGGTAGACATGCAATATAACAAGTGAGGTTAAAATGAAATATTTTACAATGATGCTTACAGTATGTGCATTCCCTGCTTTTGCGGGCAGTGTAGATATAGTTGGTAATGTAGCCGCCAAGTGCGTGATACAAACGGATAAATCTGGTGTGTATGGAAACCCAACAGCCAGCACACTAAGTACAGCACCCGCAGATGGTGGTGTATTGCCAGTTGTCAGGTTTGATGTAGCAATTGCTGATTACTATACAGCAAACATTACACATCCTACGACATTTAGTTCATCGCCAGCTTTGACTGATAGCGTAGCTTGGACAGGCTCAACAAGCGTATCAAAAACATCAGACGCAGGTATGAGTGGATATGATAGCGCAAAGGTAGTTTATGATAACACAACTGTGTTTGATTTAACTGTTGCAGGCTCTACTTGGTTTTCCACGTCTTCGACTGCGACTTACGCAGCCTCCAAGCCTTTTACTGGTGGTACATATACTGCTGTAGTTCAAGCAGAATGCATTGCTAAATAAATTATCCATATTATTCATAGGCTTGGCGTCTATAGTTCATGCACATGAAATGACGCCAGCCTATCCAAAGCTAAAACCATCTCACGTTGCTGGCGTTATGAAAGTGCAACTTTCTTTATTTAATCAACGAGAAGACGTTAAATACTACCAAATTGAGTTATTTGATTTAGACTTTAATAGTATGCCATTTTCTTCTACATATAGAATTATGAAAGTTGATCATAAAGAAAGAAGAGACTTTGAGGTGTATATACGCAGATCAGATTTAAATAATCCGTTATACGTTTGCACAATATCTAAGGTTGTTAAATCGCGTGGAACAAGAACGCTGATTTCTTCAAGAATATGCTCAAAAATTAATGGAGGAAACTAAATGAAATATGCGGTTATTTTATCCATAATTGCTGGCGCAGCATGTGCAGAAAGCACAAACCTTGCTTTATCACTGCCTAACCCACCATTAAACTACCAGAGTGACA